TACGATAAGTCGGAGTTTGATGCTGTTGCTCCTCTTCATGAGGACGAATCAATCATGGAGGCTGCGTATAACAGCTCTCATGCGTTGAAACAGTTCCATGAGACTTCCAACTTCAAGACTTATGATGAGTTGAAGGAGAAGATGGAACGTGTTCTTGGGGAGTCAAGGGACAATCGAACTGCTGAGCAGATTGCTCAGGATGTTGAGGATTCCTTTGGGCCATCGGATGAGACTAAGGTTCCATTTGATGGTGGTACTTCAACTAAGAGTACACCATCCGATACGATGGATTATTTTGAGAAGTTAGCAACTTCTTAGTCTTTATTTTACTACCAGTTTTCCAGCTGGTTTCGTACCAGATTGGCCACTAGATAAAGATGAAGACTGTTTAACGGAGGCATCAGTAGTAATATTATTATTATTAATAATTGTTGCGGTGCCTCCAGCACCCCCGCCTGGCATTTCTAAACTAGCTGCCAACTTTCCTTGCCCAGATGCATTTTTCTTAGATAACATTTCAGTATTGAGATCTGCAATCTCTTCTTCTAGTACTCTAATCAAGTCTTCGCGTTTAGTACCTTTCCAATCTCTTTGATCACCTTCGGACATTTCTTTTTTATGCATCTCAATTGCTCTTTGTTTAGCAAGAATTTCTGCTTCTTCATCACCAAAAAGAAATGCATAAAGTGAGTCTCCAAGGATACTCTTACCTAAAGCTGCAATATCAATATCAAAGAGTTTGGAAAACCATTCTCCTATCATTTTAATAAAATTACCTAGAGCATCTTCACCTAAACCCATACCTTCCATCTTTTTTTCGTTAGCAGCTACATCATCACCAAATCCCATTAGATTTCTAACCCATCCCCAGATTTTACCTATAGTATCTGTAATAAATTTACCTATGCTAAAGTCTTCTGGTAGTTTTGCTTCATCTTTAGTGAAACCAAAGAATCCTTTTATCATATCCCATGCCTTTCCCATCATGTCTATTATAAGATTAGCAGGGAGAAAGAATAAATTGAGAGCAGTTGATACTAAACCTTCCATACTGGTAAAATCAAAAAGACCTTCAAGCCATTGCCATGCACCTCTTAGCAGACCCATAATAACACCCATAATTCCAGGCTCCTCAACATACTCACCTTCAGGTGCAGTAAGAGTAGTCCAGAAAGTTTCTAATGATTTTGCAACATCTGGAAATAAACCTTTGAACCATTTCCAAAAAGGTTCTAGGGCATTAGTAAAGATCCAACTACCAATGCTAGTAAAGAAAGTGAAAGACTCATCTAAAGCAGTAGTAGGATCAGTAAATAATTTTCTTACCCATAACCAAAGTGGCTGTAATACAGTATCAAAAACCCATGTTCCCATTGACTCAAAGAAAGTCCATGCTTCGTCTAATGCAGCGGTAGGATCAACAAATGCAAGGTCTAACCATTTAGAAAATGGTTCAAGTACTTTAGAATATAACCATTGCCCAGGGCCAGTTGCCATAAATGTTGCCCATGTTTCTTTAATAAATGCAGCTGCATCTGGAAATGTTGTTTCAAACCAATCCCATAGTGGTTTTACTGCTGTGTCCCATAACCACTTACCCATAGATAATCCCCCAGCAAATAATTTTACAAATGCTGCTTTAGGATCGTTAAATAATAATTTATACCAATTCCATAAAGGTAAAATTGCACTATTCCATAACCAATCCCCTAAACTCATCACTCCATCAAATAACTGAATAAGTGCAGCTTTAGGGTCTGTAAATAATAATTTTAACCATTCCCATACAGGTTTGATTGCAGTTTCCCATATCCAATTACCAAGGTTTCCTGTTAGCTTTACTACTCCATCCCAAAGTTTTGAAATTACACTTGCAGTGCCAGGAAATTTCCCTTCAAACCAATCCCAAAAGGCAACAAAGACATTATCCCAAATCCAGTTTCCTATAGATGCTGCTCCATTGGTGATACCATTCCAAAGTTGAGTCAAAGCAGCAGTAGGATCAGTAAATAAAAGACTTATCCAATCACCTACCTTTACAACATAATCAAATATCATCATTACCCATTTAAAGCCTGGGCCCTCTAACCATTTCATTAATCCCCAAAGAGCAAGAAGGAATGCACCTTCTAGAAGAATATCAAGAATACCTTTAGCAATACCACCAACTTTCTTCGCTGCTGTAGTAATACCACTTTTTAATAAATCCCCACCAGACTTTGCTAGTTTATCAGCTCGTTCTCGTAGTTTTAGCATTCTTAAATCCGCGTTCAGCATAGATCCCAATTTACCACCAACAGCACCTAAACCATCAGACATAACAGAACCTAGACCTTTAATAGCACCTAAAGTAGAGAGATTATCATTTTTCATTAAATCGAAACCCATAGACAAAGAACCTGTAACAGCACTTAAACCTGTTTTCGTTGCAGCTGCTATTGTCATTGCAGACATATCTACAGCAGTTAAGGTTGCTGCAAGAGGAGTCCCTAACTCTTCAGTTGCTTCTTTGCTTTCATGTAGTTTGTCTGCTAATCTAGCAAGCAACCCTTTAGATTCTGGGCCTAATTCAGTTTCGACTTTTTCTTCTGCCATTTATCCTCTACTTTTTCTTTGTTGTTCCTTTTGGCGTTCTTCTTCTTCTTTAATATATTGTACTAATAATTCTATGTAAATATCCCTCTCCCACGGCAATAGACTTTCAATGTCAGATAGACTCCATTTATGATGTTGAATCAATGAAAAGTTGTACCTAAACATTGATTCAAGCGTCATGTGCGAGAGGGCTATCAAAAAAAAGATGAAATTCCCTCTAATTTATACTTACCCTTCTTTTTAGTTTTAGGGTTAGTTACATTTACAGTATGTGACAACTTAGGAGATGTCTCAAAGAACTTTTGAAGTTTACCAAATTGTTGTTGTGTCATTTGGTCAATGAATGCCATTCGTTCTTTATGAGTTTCATCCATCATATCATATTCTTCATCACCATCATATAATGTCAACATAGTTGATGCTATCATGTGAAAGGTCATCTCTATCTCAGTTGCATTTGGATACTGCTTTTTAATAGTAGCTACAGTATCAAATCTAGGATATGTCATTTCCAATATCATAGTATCGGTTAAATTGATCTTATTGTCGTGATCATCTCCTATTTGAACTTTCACATCTGGTAGAAATACTTCAACTTCTACTTCAGTCTCTTGGTCATCTGGACATTTGACCTTTACCTTTGCTGTTTCTCCTACTGACTTTGCTCGTATATTTAAAAAGATATATTCCAAATCAAATAAAGCCATGTGTTCTACATCGAGGGCATTAAAGGTACAACCCTCAACAATTTGTTTGACCGCAGTGAGCATGGATTCTTCATCCCCTGTCTCTTGTGCAATCAGTAGTAATTTTTCTTCTGCTACTACAAATGGTCTAAATTTTATCTCCTCATCAGAAGATGGTACATTCAGCCTGTATTCAGGCGTATTAAGTTTTGGTAATGGCATAATATACTCATATTAAATGTTAAAATGGAGGCATCACATTTCCACCTGTTAATTCTCCTATAGGTAATGTGTTTACTCCTTGACTCAAAGCATCTCTTGCTGCTCCGTCCAATGGTTTAGGTAGATCGTCAATGAATGGGATTCCATCCTTTTCCATTCTAACCTCACCAACGCTAAGTGAAATATCTGAAGTTCTAGATAGTCCACTAAATCCAAATCCAACCCATTTGGTATAAGCCCATGTTACATCAAACATCGCTATTTGGTCTGTAGAAGAATGATCAAAAGACAAATCTCCTACGATTGCTGGGAAACAATTGTAAATTCGTACCCCATAGTTCATAACTGGTTTATTTTCTAATTGAAATCTTCTATCGGGATCAAATTGACCTTTTGGATCTCTTTGACTTGCTCCTGCCCCCATAATTTTAGATGCCCAACCACCTGTCATCTTATCCATAGCTGCTGATGCTTCGCCCATCATTTCACTTGCTTCTTTTTTTGCCTCAGTATACCATGATGGGCCAGGATCTTTTGATTTTGGAGTGATTTTTTTTCCAGTATTATGAAGAGAATATACATCAAAACTAGCTGTATATTCATTATAATAATTAAAATTTCCTGTCATTGGATTCCAAATTAAGTTCTGCCATTGGTCAAAGAAATTCTTTATTTCCATTGCACCATCAGCATAAAATGATGTGGTTAGTGTTCCATATTGAACTTGTTGTGGATAAGGATAGGTAGCACCATATTGTCGGTACAGTCCAAACTGTATATTCTTCTCAGGTACATTAACTTTATTGCACATGATTCCAATTCTATTGAACGTAGAATCTTCAACAGCATATACATCTCCAGCAGAAGCACTTAACTGTTTCCAAGCATCTTGAAAATCTGAGTTCCATGATTTTTGTAAAATTACTGATTTCTTTTCTAAACCTTTAGGTGCAGATTTTCCAGTTTTAGATATCCCTTTAGGTGGGTTAAACATAAGTTTAAAATTACTTGGTTTTAAAAAACCTTCTTGTTTAGCAACGAGAGATCGTATTGCATCCATATCTCCCTTATTATCGGGAAATTGGGGTTCATCTGGCCCAATCCCTGTAAGAGCCTTGATGATTGCTTGCATCTTTTTCTTCTCAAGACCAACCCTTATATCAAAATTTCCTACTCTTACTCCATCTCTGTAAACTGCCATAATTTCCTTAAAATTGTGCTACTGAGTGTTTCCAAACTCCCTTTTCGCCTCTCCATTTAGTGTCTCCTGTAAAGTAACCAGAAGCACCACCTTTCTTAAACTTCTGTAATGGAAGTCCTGCTGCATAACTCCAATCATCAGCACCTATCCAGTAGATACCTTTTCCTTGTACATGACCAAACAGATATCGTTTAATACAAGGTTTTGCTGGTGCAAATGAGGTTATAATATTATAATTTAATTGTAACATTCTTTGTGTATTACCTTCTCCTTCTGCTTGTGCAGCTATCAAATCTATCATCAACTTTGCTCTAAAATTGATAGGGAGGTAATGTAAATTAATTCCCATAAAACCATTGTCTCTGTAGTCAAATGGAAAGATTAATGGCCAAACATCATACCAAGGTAACTTTGATTTCCATTTAGGATCATATTGGAATAGATACATCCTACCAATGTCAGGTGTATCAACTATTCCAAGGTTTCCCTCATCTGATAAAAGTTCCTTTCTTCCATATCTGCCAGGAGCTGCTGCCTTTTCAACTTTTTTTACAGTGTCTTTGAACCAACCCATGGCTTTCTTGCCACGATCTTTCATTTGACCTACAAACTTTGCGGCAACCTTTGCACCTTTAGCTGCTCCAGATTTTATTGCCCCTACTGCCATAATTAGTTATTTGTTACTTATATATTTATGAGTATTAAGATGGTCTTCAGTAAAGATGAGGAACTTCCATCCGTTACGTTTGCAGAGAGATTCTGCAGCTCTCCACTTTGCTTGATTCTTACCCCATTCTTTTGCTTCGTAGATGAAGCGTTTGGTAACTCTTTTGGGTTTCTTAGGTTGTTTGGTATATTTCTTGGGTTTGATCTCTATGAGAAACTTATCACCATTAGAGGTCTTCACATAGAAATCTGGAAAGTAACGATGTTGTTTATTATCAACAGGGGATATATAAGGTATAATGACCTCTTCAGATCCCCATTCAATAATGTCAGGATCATGGTCGCATTTCACCATAAATTTACGTTCCCAGAGAGAACGATAAATTATATTATTCACATCGCCCCGATACTTCTTTTTATTTGAAGGTCGGTATCTTCCTTTATATGACATAAATAGTTTTATACTATAGGAATACTTATGCAAAATTTTATAGCCCAGTCAATTCGTAAAGCAATGGGGGTTAAAGACCCAGAGCACCATGAAGTGGTTCCCCCCTCTGATCTCACTCAAGAGTCGGGAAGTCCACTAGCACATATGTACAACAATAGGTGGAATAAGTCAACTTTAGAATATCCTTATGATATACAACAAAGATCAGATTTAGGTCATTATATGATGTTTTATGTTAATGTGCCTACAATAACAGATTATGGATCTGGTAAAAGTAAGAAACGTAGAGCTGCGGAACATAGAGGTGGCCATCATGATCCAGGCGTTTATCATTATGGTGTAGGAAAAGGAGCAAAGGTCTATCAAAAGGGATTAGATAGAAA